GAAGCGATGCGTGCTGTGATGCTGTTGGTCCGCGCCGGCATGACCCTGAACCCTTCGGCCTTAATGATGTCAACCGCACTGCGCTCGTCGGTCTGCGCCCTCTGCACACCGGCCGGGTCAACGACGATAACGACCGGAGCCCCGGGGAACCTAGCGTAGAGCAGGGGTTTGAGAACTGTACGTACAAACCTCTGCACCCCCATGTCGAAGCTAATCGCCTCTGCCATAATGAGTGCCCGGCCGCGTGGGTCTTGCTGCCCGATTACCGCGGCCGGTGTTAGACCAAGGTCCATCCCCACAATAACCGGTCTCGTGCCGTTATTGATAGATCGTAGGGTGGCCTTAGCCATATGGTAGTCCGGCCGAAAGTACTTGAAGACTGGCGTCCCCGCAAGCGACAACCCATACTCGCCGTCAATAAATACCCTAATGTACTCATCCGAACGGCCCTGCGTATCGTAGTACCCCTCTGGCAAATTCTCGATATTCTCCGCGTAGGGGCTCCGTCCTGAGGGCTGTTTGAACACATCCCAACCATTCTCCTTGGCTGAGACCCCATCGGTCGGGTCGATCTTCTCCATCTGCTGGTACCACCACGTGTCGATTGTCGGCGGGTTCGTATCCGCCCACATCCCGTACCATGTAGCCCCGCCATCCTTGGCCGAGGGGAATCGGCCGATACGTTTAGACATAGCGTCCACAATATCGGGCACAATGTCCCTGCACTCGTTGAACCATGCGAAGGTAAGCTCGAGGGAGTTCAAGTTAGCCACGTCATCGGCGTCATCGAGCGCCCGGAACATGATCTCGCACTCTACATCGCCCACTTTGAAGAAGTAGGTCTTGGTTGTGCGCATGAAATTCCCACACACCCCCGGCGGGAACCAGTCTAGGAAGGTCTTGATGGTCGTATCGCTCAATTGGCGTACAGTTTCCCGTACAACAGCGCATCGGCTCTTGCGAATGCCCTCAGCATTGGGTTTCTGCTGGCTAGCGCGCCGGATAATCTCGAAACAGCAGGCCACGCTCTTGCCGGAGCCCACCGGGCCCATGATAACCCGCATTTTCTTGTCGCTGTTCATCATTTTTGCGACGGTAGTGGTTGGTGTGTAGGAGATATCAAGTGCCATCGTATACTGTTACCATGTATAGCCACTTTCCGGGTCTTGGACGGGCGTTTCTAGTGGTTCTGTAGGACTTGCGGGTGGTACGGAGGTCGTGAATGTACTCTTGAAGGGCTAAAAGCGACCAAAAGTGGTGCACATCAGGCTTCATCAGCGTAATCTGCGTCCTCGACAGTGGCCTTAGCGGTTACATCTAGGGCCTGCCCGCCTAAATTGATAGTGATGGTTACCCCACCACCGCCGTTTTGCCCTTCTCCGGGCGCAGTCGTGTCTAATCCTGCCCATTTAACCGTGCTCTTGATGAGATCAGCCTTAACTGCGGGGCTAACCACGGGATCATGGATCAGCAGCCACGACGTCCGCAGCAATTCTTCGGCCTGTGCCCGGGCCTTGACCCGGAATGTAAGACCTTTGGTATGTACTTCTTCACGATACGCCTCGACCTTCTTCAGGAAGTGCTGATCTTTGTTGAAGGTGAGGAGGTCATTGGCATCCAGATCGTGTCGATCTAGCAGATCACTAAGCTTTTCCCCGCTGCCCTCTAAGAGAAGGGCGAGATCGAACGCGAAGCGATCATTCCACTTGGTATCTATGGGGCTCATGTACATAAGCTAAAGATAAACCGGCTTTGTTTCTGAGTCAATGTGTTATAAGACATGATGTATAAATGTAAAGTATTGGTTTTTTGGGTCGTGTTATGTGAGGATTACCATCTTAGGGGGGGCCCGAGATTTCTCTGTCCAACCCCCCCTCCCCCCTTGCCCGCCTGCCTCTGCGCGCCTATGCTATTTGCCTGCTATTTTGCTGCTATGTTACGCCTAAATTGACATTCATGACACAGCATGGCATAAATAATCATCGAAGCGGCAAAGACGACCCGCCGCTGAGTGTGCTCTTTGAAATCGTTAAGTGGGCCCTAGACATGCGTGTCGATGATGGGCGGCAAAGGTTCTAAGTCTTTTGTCATACACAATCAGGAGGCCATCATGGCTAAACTTTTCGAAGGTTCCGTCGCTATTGTTCCGGTCAAAGTGGGATCGGACGTGTTCAAGCTGGTCCCAAAAGCCAGCGGCAAGCACGCTGCAGCCGACACAATCGTGGCGGCGATCAAGGCGAATAAGCTGAAAATGTCCGGTTGGTCCATCTGGGCCGACGGCTTTGAAGCCCCCCTCGCCAAGGGCGCGGACGTCAGCTTCGCGGCTTTCACCAAGCTGGTGAAAGAGGCAACCACAATCGAGCTGGTGCTCGTGAAAGGCGCCTTCCCGCAGCCGAAGCTGAAAATCACCAAGGGCGAAGGCTCGCAGCGGCCGACGAAAGCCGCAGCGCCCAAGGTCGAATTCTAAGAACAGGGCGGGCCCGAAAGGGCCCGCCTTCCCTCTCTCACAAGGAAAAGACCATGTCAAAAGCACCGTTTGACCCAAAAGGGCTGGCGCAGCGCGAGCTAGCCGAGCTCTTGCAAGTTGGCGAAAGCACCGTCGCGGGATGGAAAAAAGACGGGCAAATGCCCTACTGGGTGACGCTAGTGCCAATCCAAGCAGACCCGCGGATTGCGCAGCTTGAAGCGGAAAATTCCCGCCTCAACATAGTGATCGACGAACTGATCAAGAGGTTGGCGCGCTAGCGCCAACCTACCTCACACAAAGGAAAAGACCATGAGAAAAGAAACACGCGCAGCCGTCGCAGATCGGCAAAACAAGATCGACGCTCATGCGAGCAAGGTCGGCCAGCGCGAGGCAACGCGCTATCTCGAGAGCAAGAAAGAAAAAAGTTGGATGCCAGACATCATTGACACGATGCTCTTCGTGATCTTGATGGCCACACTGACTACCTTCGTCCTCTCCCTCTAACTTAACACCAGCCCGTCTAGCGAAAGCTAGGCGGGTTTTCTTTTGTCTTTTTATTTTTTGCTCGTTTCACTCGCCATACGTCGGGGGTCTGTGTCTCTCTAGAGCGCCTTTACATGTATATACCATACTGTCGGGAGTCTGTGTAAAGGTACTTGTAAGTGCTTGATATTAAACAACTATCTAAACTTAACACTGAGTCTCGTGTTAAGAATGTTAAGTTCTGATAGTGTACAGTCGTGTATAATATGTTCAGAATCCAATGAAACCAAGGGGTTAGCAAAGCAAAGAGTCCGTGTATATATATATATTATCTCAACTATCTATACTATACATACTTTTTTCGTTGATGGACCCACGTTTTTGGCCTCTTTTGAGTTCGTGTAAAGAAACCTTCTTAACACCTAACATATGGACCCCTAAATGTTGCGCGACCCTACTGTTTTTTACTTAGATAGTTTAGATAGTGAAAATATTATGCAACAATATCAAGGACTTGCACTATCTCTTTTGCCCTCCCGAAAACAGATACTTTGCCTACTTTACATGTTAAGTTTAGATAGTTGCCCCTCTATCTTTACATTCTTAGCATGGATACCCCCGCGAATCGTAGATAGTTGCTCATATGATTCTCCCCCCTACCCCCCAAACTTGACACGGAAAGCGGAATCTGGCACAAAGGTCTGGCCGAGCAACCATCCAACCAGACTGAGTATGTCGGCTTAACAAACAAACACACAAGGAAGACAACGATGACCAAGTGGTCCAAACTAGCTGATCTGGCTGCACTAACTGCTGATGTAAAGCAGTGCTTAACAGTGGCCCCTTCTTTACGTCCCTATCTCAGCCTCTCTCAAGCCGTCTACGACTACCATGTCGGTCATGAGATGATTGTGCTAGATCAATCCAGCCCCCTTAACAACTGCCGTATCACTGTCTTGGATGCTAAGACACTCAAGCAGACCTATGGCATCAGCCATCTTAACATTGTGTTCAACCGTGGTATGTCACCAGTTGAGGTGGCACTATGAAACTTGAATATGTCAAGCCGACCAAGGACCAACAGTTGGCCCTACTACGTATCGCTGTTCGTTGGGATAAGTCCTACAGACTGCTTCGCCGTGGCCTTCACAAGACATCGTTCTTGGACAATGCCGTTACTGTAACCCCAGATCATGGCAACATCTGGTTGCTGATCGAAACCGATGGATACACACACTCATGAGAACCCTCACCACAACCTTCATCCCGTCTAGTGAGTTCAACTTGCCCTATAACCCAGCCTATGGACTGGACAACAGCACGAGAGTGGAAGTGCTGCGCTCTGTCATTCACTGGAAGCTGACAGTCAAGCACGCTGCTCGTATTCACAAACTTAGTCAGAGCACTGTCTACCGCTGGGTAGCAGATGCTAAGAAACTCAACACACAAGGAGCCAAGTAATGTTTGGTAACAATGCCGTTCCCCCGCCTCGTTTGCTTAGCTATGGCTCAGCACTTAAGCACTACAACAGTGTCGTCCCCATTAGGGGGCGTTCCACTGACGTT